TCATATCGTTTAGGTATTGTTCTGCCTTCATTTTTGGCAGGTTACCAACATCGATATAAAAGATTCTTCGCTCAGGCGCGCGCGCGAGTCTGTAAATAACAACTGCGTCTTCAAGCATTCTGAGCTGATTTAACGGTTTAATTGCTTTATGCAAATGGCCATAGACCATATTATTAACGGAGTCTACAAGACCACTATGGTTATATAAAACAGAATCAGTTGCAATTTTTACGCCTTGATTCTGTTGTTTTCCTAATCCCTTTTCATTGTAGATATAATATTCATTTGCTCCATGATGCAAAGTAATACCAGTTTCTTTATCTTTCTTTTTGATCGGCTCTTTAATTTTTCTAATTTTTCGAGGATCAACATAACGAATACCAGTAATACCTTTCTTAGGATTATTATTATCCATTTGAAGGTGGAAGTAAATTCTTCCATCGGTAAACCAACGTCTAAAGAATTCGTATGATTCTTGATGAAAATTCATCTTTTGTTGAATAATAGTAAATTCTTCTCTAATTCTTTTTTTCATAGCAGAAGACAATTTAGTTCTATCTAATGCTATTTTAACAATATCTTCATCACTATCGGTTACAACAGCTTCGTTTACAATATCTTGAACTGCGGAGTCACATTCTGGTTGAAGAGCCATTTCACGATATTTTGTGATTAACTCAACCTCATTTTTTGCTTTACCTTCCAAGTCAACATATGTACCATATATTCCACCGCTTGCAACTTCGATTGCACCATCATTTACGTCTTTCGCGACAAACGACGGAGTTTCTTGAGGATCAACGTTTTGCTGTTCATCGCGACCAATTGTGAAGCCAAAAAGCTTTGCCATAATTTTATCCTTGTGTTAGCAGTACATTAATTTCTACTACTATTTATAATAACTCAAAACATAAAAAAAGGTGACCGAAGCCACCTTTTTCCATTAAAACGGTCTGAATTAGACTGTAATAGTAATTCCCAAGCCTTCGCCAGGTCTCTGCACCGTCCAGTAATCAATAGAAAACGTTGCGGTATATTCTTCCAATTGGTCTCCGTTATCCCAGCTTAGCTCGATAGCACCGAGTTCAGTTGGAAACATTCCAGAAACATGGTATTGACGAAGTTTTCTTCCATCTTTACCATAATGGATGATATCTGCCTGACCCTTATATAGTGTAGGGTTTAGGCCTGCAGTTGTTACATTATCGATGTGATTATTGATTGATTGAGACCACTGTTCTAGCGTAGCCCGAATCGCAAAATCTTCATCATTGATAATAGTTGGAGCCCAATCCGCAAATGTACGATTGCCAGCGATTTTAACTTCACGACCAAAGTAGTTAGTGGTGATAGGGTTAATTGTAGAAGCAGGAATTTCCGCGGTTTTACAAAAGAATCTAACTCTATCATCAGCTTCAGCATTGATCGGATTTGAAATCAGGACCTCGAACAGAGCAGGACGTGCACCACCATATCTAAGTTCAGATTGGAAGGTATTTATGTTAAACGCCATGTCTTTTCTCCTAGGCTATGCCTTATATTATTATTTATAAGACTATTATCCAAATTGTCCAACAATTTCATTAAAATCAACTCCAGTTCGTACAGCAACGAAATTGAGTTGGATGAAGTTGATTGATCTTGCGGGCTTAATGTATATATCGCCAATAAACTCGTTTCGATCAATGACCTCTGGGGTATTATTCGTTTCGTCGCAAACTACTCGGAAATCAGTAATACCTCTACGGCCTTGTACATCTCTCAAGAAAGGCTCAACCAAGTTTCTAAATTGGCTACGAGTAAACTCATCATTGAATTCAAAGAGAGTAAACTGAGCAGCTTTCGAAATAGCTTTTTCTAGAACAATGAACAATCTACGAACATTAATTCTATCAAAGGCACTTGGCTTGGCAAGAAGCGTCTTATCACCGAAGAGTACAGTTCCCTGTCCTGGGAATGCAACAACGGGGTTAACACCCTTCTTGTAGAGCTGATCCCTATCAGCCTTACCAGGATTATAAGCCAACTTAACAATATTCTTAAGTTGACCTCGGTTAAACCCAGCAGGTGAGTACCAAGGATCTCTATTCATATCAGTACGTACCATCGTACCGGCGGTGTCACCATTAAGAGGAACCCAGCGATAGACGTCATTATACTTATCGTACATATATTTCCAACCAGAATCAAGTACTGCATAAGAACTTGAGGTTAGTGCATTACGATGGTCAATAATGTCATCTCTTTGAGCGCCAACATAACGGGCATTATCTACAACATCAGCCTGTTCTGGCGATGCGCAAACAATACAGTCCATCCGGACTTCGGCAATATTTTGAGTGAGAGAGTTGGTCAACGTTGATCCTGCATCAGCTGCAAGAATAAGTGAAACATCAATCTCATCTTTGTTGTTAAAGTTGTTATAACCGGAAAGGGTTTCACCAATTGTTAGGTTATTTCCATCCCGTCCATAAACAAAACTATTTGTCTTAGGTACTGGCGCACCACTAAAAGTCGTTCCAGCTTTTACACTGCCACCGGCATTTGTATAAGCTCCTTCGTGAGCCATCCACCAAACCCATTTTGATTTGCGGTTGACAATTTCTTTATAGTAGTTGCTTTCACCAGTTTCAGTTAGAGCATCGTATCCAAGTGAAGCACCTGGAAAACGTTCAATAACCTGGCCTGGAGTACCTGAAATCTCTCCATCCTCGTCTACAACAGCAACATGAATTTCATCGTCTGTTGCGCTATAGGTATTGGCATAAGCGGTTGTTCCTGGAGCATCGTCAAAGAAGTTGTAGTATTCCCAACGTCTTTCACAGCTACCAAAACCACCAGAACCATCGTCAAAAGTTACACTGTTACCAGAATAAGCAGAAGTAAGAACAAGAGTATCAGCATCGGTAATGCTTTTAACTTTTCTTTCCCGTTTATCTGGACCCAGTACTAGAATATCTCCTACTGTAACCTCTGAAGTAAAGGATGTACCATTACCTTCAACGGTTGCAGAACCTGAGGTAATAGAAAGGGTACCTGTCAGAGTCGAACTAAAAGCGTTCGCCCCTGCGCATGTTGAAACTTTTAATGAGTTACCAAGAGCACCAGGCCATTTAGCAGCAAAGGGACCAACCCCTGAACGGCCGTTGGACCAGTTATCTTGATGATCGTCATCGTTTTTAATAATCGTGTCGATTGTGTTGGCTGAGTTCGTAATAGCATTACGAGTGGTTTGGCCAACCGTTGTCCCGGACAGTCCTCGTACGACATAAAGCGCATTACCATAAGCTAGGAAGCTAGCTGCCGTGAAGAAAGCCGAAGCACTATTGGTACTTGGTTTATGAAACTGGCTAACCAATTCCTCTTCCGACGAAATCAAAATAGCAGTATTAGCAGGACCCCATTGGAATTGTCCTGCAATACCGGCTTCGGTCGTAGATACAGCCGGCACCACCGTTGTAAGATCAATTTCACTTACATTTACACCTGGTGATACTTGAAAAGGCATCTTTATTCTCCTCTGTATCGTACTTCGTTAAGAAACGATAGATTTTCGCTTTCACATTTATTTATAATCTTATTGTTTTAAGTAGACTTATCCACGCTCGAGCCAAGATTCGTAATCCCATTGTGGTATATTATCCTCTACCGGAATAACATCTTCAAATTCGTCTGCAGCATTGTTTATAATCCCAAAGGGTAATAAATCATCCTCGATCATAGATAAATGATCATCTTTCATTTTTTCTCTAAAATCAGTGTTTGTTACATCCTTAAAATAGTCTTGCCTAGATAACCAAGCAAAAAGGACTAAACACATAGCCAAATCATCATGCTGTCCATCTTCAGCAGCATAACTACTACCTCTTTGGACGAAATTAGAAAGTTCCATAATTATAGTAGCATCTTGAACCAATAGTTTGTCATTTTCAATAAGATCTTTAAGGTTTGAGCACCCAATTCTTTTTACAGATTTGGTAGTTCTTACACCATATTGTATATTTTTGGAAAAACCTCCACCAACTACTTGACCCGATCTACCCTTAACGGCAGTCATCATCATATTATCATATTCTAGTTCGTAATGCAATATATCAGCAACTTGCTGTCCGATATCATTTACTTCTACCATTATATATGCGCTATTGTACTTTCGACCAACCCTCGATAGAACTTCCGGATACATTAGTGGTGATATATCTTTATTCGTATAAGTAGCAACTACTTTATATGGTAAAGCTGTAACATCTACAATTACAAAGGCTGATTGATCCAGCCCAACGCCTCTTGCTGTATCAGCAATGATTGTATAAAAATGATCCTCCTCTGGCTCGTTATATACCCTTAGAGACTCGTCACTCTGAATAGGATTATGAAATACAAGTTGTCTCAGTTTGCCAGGATTTATTAGGGTATTCACACTTCCTAAGAACTCACATTCAAATTCTTGAAGCCATTGTTCATTACTTGTATTTTTGATGGTTTCTTCTTTGAATGTTGCGTCTCGACCTGGAACCTCATTCCAAACTATTTCTATTGGGCTATATAAACTTCTTTCTTCTACTGCATCTACCCACATTTTATAAAAATGATTCATACCTTTTGGAGTTGATACAATAATTACTTTTGTATCTTTACCAGAAGATATGGTAGGATAAACTGATGCAAAGAATTCTGAAGCTATATTATCATTAATGAATGCAAACTCATCCAAAAATAATAGATTGTAAGATCCACCACGAACAGCACTAGAACTTGTAGCTGCGGCTAATATCTTACTTTGATTTTCAAGCAAGATAGAACCTTTATTCCACTCTAGTACGCCCTGTTGTAACCACAATGGCAAATGCTCATATGCCAATTGAATCTTTCCAAGTAAATCTCTAGCGAGTCTTTCTTTGTTAGCCAATATAGCAATGGATTGTTCAGGCTGAAATAAAACTACCCAAAGCATAAAAGCGGTAACAGTGACAGATTTACCAGATTGACGTGGTAACTTACAAATAGAAAAGCGTGAATCTTTGAACGTCGATATCATTTTTTTCTGATAATCGTATGGTTCAAATGGAATCAATCCACGATCTACATTAATAATTCTTACATAATTTTCAATAAAATATATCGGATCTTGAGCACATTTCATATATTCTTCGATTTGTTCTTTTTCGAAGTCATAAGGTACATTTGCACGCTTAAGATTTGGATTGTTTAAGTAGAAATCACTCATATCCGTTGACACTTCTGAAAAGGTATGGTATAATAGTGCTTGACACTATTTAAACAATGCCTTTAGATTCTAATAGTTTTCTATTAGCTAGATGTTGTTCAGCAATATCTTTCTTTGATTGACCGGTATATGCAACAGCATAACCATCTTCAATCATTTTAGCATTAATAGAAAGAGTTTGATCGACTTCATATATTGTACCTAAAATCCGGCCAAACTTTCCTTTACCGTGCGATTCAAGTTTAACAGAAGATCCTACTGGAATTCTATCTACTAAATACTGTTTTGAAAGCAATCCGAACTTTTTTTCTTCTAAATCTCTTGTTCTTGATTCTGGAGTATCAATACCCATCATACGTACGCGTTGCTTTTTTAGCCAAACACTAAATCCTAAATCTACGTCTACGTCAATGGTATCACCATCAACAATTCTTGTTACTACTGCGTTATAGGTATACATGTTTCCTCAACCAAAGTGAATAATGAGCCAACAGCCCACAAATATTGTTGCTATTCCTACTAAAAGTTTAATATAATCTGATAATGGAGGTCCTTGATACATTAGTTTTTCATTCCTTTAATCATTTTTTGTAGTTCAGCTGTACTTCCTACAAAAAGATTATTGTGTATATCTCGAGCCTTCTCAACATCAGCTTTAAGCAATTTTTTCTTTCTTTGGAGTTCAACTAAATCTTTATTGGCATCGGCCATTGTTTTAATAAATTGTTGTACAACTTCAAACGCTCTAGGGCTTTCACTAGCCTTGGCAACATTTAATAATGTTTCTAGAGCATCATTTCCAGATTCTACAATTTTATATAGATTCTCGCGCGCGTACGCGATATCATCATCAACTGTTTGATCCTCCATTGGAAGTACTTGCGATTCAGACATCTTAACATCTGCAATTGGAGGTGCTTCTGGTAAATTGAATATATCTTCCATATTATTTTCTAATTTAGTCTTCATTATACCATGGCCTTGTTTTACGATATTTTGTAATTTTATCTATAGCTTCTTGAGATAATTCAGGATGAAAATCGTTATAACCGGCTCCAGTGGCCATATGAAAGCGAGGGTTACTATCCTCATAATCTCCAATAGGCGGTGTATTCTTCATTATGAATCTGTTCCTGATTTCGGCCTATATTTCAATCCATCATGATATGAAAACATTTCTTCTGCAAAACCATAATCACTATTAGCTGATATTTCAGATCTTGCAATTGTAGCATCAATATTTGCTGTAGGATTACCATTAGCAAATTGACCAGGAGATACTCTGACTCTTTCTGCTCTTGGAGTACGTGGATGTGTATCGGACATAAAGTCGACTTGAGTTCTTGTAATAACCCCTTGATGACTGACCGGACCAAACATCCAACCTTTCATAGTATATTCTAAATCCCAAATCAAAGCTCTTCGAGTATCAAAGTCACCTTCATATGTATCTTCTAATGCGACACTGTTTAGAATAACTGGAACATCATACTTTAAATTCATATCCGGAATCATATTTAAAGTAACAGTCCATTGTGGTGTAAAATACGGTAAAATTTGTTCTAATATTTGTGCACCATCATCAGCATTCTTTACAAGTATTGAAAGTCTTATATTCATATTATATGGTACTGGAATAAATTGAGTTTTGAGTACTGTATTATCAGTTCCACTCATACTTGCATTTTTAATTGTAGATTGCAATTTTCTTGTAGCATCGTACTCAATTGATTGCATATCAAAACCAATTCTTGGTAGTGTTAATCTTACACTTTCATCTAAATCTGGATTATCACTAATTCTTACTAAGAACTTTTCTTTAGGTCCGTATGCAATTGGAACTCTAATGCTTTGAATTACTTCACCGGAACTATTAATTCTACGCACAACAATATCATTAAATAAATTACCAAATGCGATAATGTATTTTCTTATTGACTGATTATAAAATTGAGAACCAAACATTAGAACCTATCCACTTCTGAGAACGGATTGGTTTCACTAAAATCAATTATACTAGCTGATTGCAATCCAAAGAATTCGTTATTTGCTGTTGCTTGAGTTGTTTCAACTCTAAACTCTTGAAGTAGTGAACCACCATCTTCACCCATAAGATTACCAGCACCATAAGTACCATCATCATCGAGACTAAATTGATAATCAAGAGTATTTTGGCTGAGAGTATCTTCAATCGTATCAATTGAAGTATCGCCAGTATCGAGTGCTTCGCTGGAGTATGAGAAGAGTTCACAGCGTAAATCATAAGTAGTTAATTTTCCGTTTTGATAGAATACTTGTTCATGCTCAGTATGTTTTATTTCAAACAATTTATTAGCCATTTCAAACCAAATAAGATCACCTTCATTTGGTCTTGTACTTAATGCTGCATAATTATTAGCTCCTGGTGTCCCTGCCTCTAATTGATATTGGACAGTACTTCCTGGTGCCGCAGTATTAGCACTTTCTTGCATATATGAATAGCCTATCTCATCAAGTATACTTTCGCCGGCAGATATTTGATCCCATCTTTTTCGAGCAACTGTAAATGTAATTTGATTATTGATTTGAATACCAAATCTATCTAAAAATTCGCCTTCTCCTTCAAACCCTTCAACATTTTTAATATACATCTCAATAGGAATAGCTGTTTCGAATTTAGATAAGGTATCCTCGTCGAATAGAGTATCGGTTTGAACGAGAGATCTCGGTAGATACTTAACCTCATTACCATATTGTTTAATGGATTCAATGATTAAATCTTCTACAAGATCTTGTTCTCTTCCATAATTAAAATTATTGAAGTATTTATTGACGGCCATGATATTATCCTATCATGTCATAGACTGGAAGACTATAACTCGTTATCATTTCTTCTTCAAGTTTGTTAATTTCCTCTTGTGCCTCGGTGACAATATTTTGTGCATTAAAGGTTACCCCACCAGGTAATTGCATTCCTTCAAATTTAGAAATATTAGAACCCCATTGTCTTTTAATAAGAGCACTAGCGTATCGAGCCAACCATCTATCGCCCCAGACATCTGTATATGTGTTCGGATCTACAACTTTGTATACATCAAGAATAAGATAATCATCCAATGCTACGTCATTGTCCCAATCCATATCTATGTTTAATTTATCCAGGTGTCGATTGAACCTTATTGGTCTAAGGCCCGTAAACAATTGCTCCATCAACTCAACCCGTTCCATACTCATTGCATAAGGAATCAGTGACTCTGAACTAAAATCGAACAGGTCATTAAGATGCACTTGATAGCGCACATTAAATAAAGTACTAGATGAATTACTAGTTGTGAATGGCAGTATTCTTGTTACGCCGATAAACGATTCGTCAAGACTCAAATACTTATTTGTTTTATCCGTAGAAGTAATTTTATGAGGATGCAAGACATGCTCAGTACCATCATAATGATAGTCACGATAGTATGCTATAGCCTCATCAATCCTATCTTCTACCTGTTCATCATCAACATTAATATCGATAACAGGGGATCCGAGTCGTCTAAGGCAATAATCTTTAAATTGTGTTCTTGTAGCTGGAACTGCCATTAGAATCTCCTTCCGGTTTCTATTACCAACTATTTATAAGGAAGGAGCAGTAGAAATTAGTCCTCGTTTAAGGCTTCATTCTCCGGAGTGGTATCTTTGCCTTCTGCAGCAATAATTGCAGCAATTCTACGTCGCTTATCAATCATTTCTTCAATTCTTTGTTTTTCAGCTTCAAGTACCTGGATTCTAGAATATGGAGGCCTTTCTACATACATAGGCCAACCTTCGTCTAGACTATACGCTTCACACTCCTCAATAGTTTCCATTTGTTCAACTTCAATTACTTTTCGATCAGCTGCTTCTCTTACTTGATCTCTATAAGTAACTAGTTCAACTGGAATAGGTTTTGCTCCTTTAGTTTCCCATGCTCTGATAACCATCCAGTCTGACTGAATAAGAATAACATAGGCTCTTTCTTGAATTTCATTAATAAGATATGCCTTAACTCCATTCATTGGCCTAGGATTCTTCATAGGTTGTTCAAAAACTTTACCATTTTCATGGTCAATTTCAAATTGAGTTCCTTCAATTTCCCAAAAGGTTTCATCTGCAGTTTTTACGTATAAGTCGTAAATTCCAGCATCTCTTAATTCTTGTTTGCTCCAAGCTGAGAAGATTTGAGGAGGATGTCGAACTTCGCCGACTGTAATTGGAACAGGATTAATAACTACCTGTTCTACTTCATCATCTTTAACTACTGCCCACATTATAACAATCTCCCAATAAAATCAGTAAGTGGTGGTCTATACTTATAATCGTGCTTAATAACAAAATCAGTATATTCTTCTGGTTCCATTTTTTCTAAAATATCTTTTGGAATTTCTTCAAACATTCCTTCGTTTTGAGCCATTCCTTCAATTCTCCTAACACATCCAATGCATTCTCTACATTCAACCCAGTTTCCATTATCATCTTTCAATGGATAATGACAAGACCAAGTAAGCTTAAACAATTCTTTAGGCATTAATTTAATAAGATCACGTTTGCATAAATGGTTAATTGGTGTCCACCATTCAATTTCTCTACCAGATGAAGAGAATCCGGCAGTTGCTGCATGAAATAATTTAAGTGCTCTATAAAAATTTCTGCTACCATTAATAGATTCATCAGTTCGAATACGACCAGTACACATTCTTTTGAATCTACCAGATAAACAGAACATTGCTCCAACAGTTGCATATAGCAAATGATCTAATGCATAATCATATCCTGGCATTCCAATCCGAGTTTCTGAATAATTAAATTCTCTACAATTTTCTCTTAACCAGTGAACAATATTTTGACAGGTTTCATGCTCAACTTCGGTTTTTTCTTGCCAATCTCTAGTTAAAAGTACATGATTTACATGTAATTCTTCAGTAGTATTTTCAAGTAACCAATATAGCATTGCAGTTGAATCAACTCCACCTGAAAAGCTTACTAATAGAGGATCACCAGTTTGTGTAGGAGAAAGTGGTCTTGGCCACGGGCCTTGCTTTACTGTAGGTGAATATGCTTTATTTTCTTGACCATCTACAATCCAGCTAGATTTTGAAATTGGTACTTCTTTCTTCTTCATTTCCAATAAGTTCCTTTAACTAAGTTACATGCCAAAAGTAAGTGTGTTCGCGTTGCTAGGTAAGGAGTCCAAAAATTAGAACAATGTAATATTTTAGGATTAAATGCTATTCCTAATCCTTTAACAAAAGGAAATATATTTAATCTTTTAAGTGTTCTAAATTTTGGTGGCAAATGTTCAAACAAGAATTTATTATATCG